AGCGGAGGCAAATTCGGAAGCGGCGGGAGAGCTCAAGGGAAATTATGAAAGTAACGCCGGGCAAAGGGCATTGCGTGATGAATGGAATCAAGCATTTCTAGACCAGATGCAAGATTTGATGTTCACGCGTGATTCATCGTTCTGGAACGGGCTGGGCGAGTACTATGAAAAAAACAAGGACCGCCAGTTTGATATTCCTGATTACATCAAAACACAGGAGGATATTGACAGCTACATAACCGATATGATCCTGGATGAATATGTGAATCAGGTGGGAAACGCAAAGCCTTCTAGCAGTTTGGTGCATGATGCTTTCGGAGACCTGGTAGCGCAAGCCGGGAGCCTAGGTGTAGAGTCGGCCAACGCTTACAACAGCAGTTTTCTTGGGAGCATTGGCTTGTCCGGAGGAAAAGGAGCGGAGGACAAGCCATCGGGCTTACTGGGTGCTTTAGATATACCCGGAACTGTAAAATATGCGGATGGCGGACGGGCGGTGGAGGCCGCTATCTTTGGCGAGGCTGGGCCGGAATGGGCGATACCGGAAAGTCACACGCAGCGGACGGCGGAACTGCTAAACAGCACAAGATTGGCAAGCGGGTTTAGCTGGCCGGAGCTTATTGCATCCACTGGCGGGCTGGGGAGTGGAGGAACGACGTACAACACCACAAAGCTTGTTTTTGCACCAGTCATCCATGCAATGGATGCCAAGGGTGTCAAAGAGGTGTTGGAAGAGGAAAGACGGCGATTTGAAATCTGGTATGAAGAGAAGAAGCGCGAAGAAGAGAGGAGCAGTTGGTCATGAAAACGATGAAAACGATGCGGGGGGAAACCTTTGACAGCCTGGCATTAAAACTGTACGGGGATGAGAAGTATGCGGCTAACTTGTTGGCTGAAAACCCTGATCTGTGCCACCTGATGCAGTTTGGCGGCGGCGAAAATGTTCGTATTCCGGATGTCGATACAGAGGATGACAGCAGTTTGCCGCCATGGAAGAGGAGTGCGTGAACTCCTTCCGCCGCCTGCGGGCGGCACCTCCCTCAAGAGGGAGGCTTTTGGAGGGACAAGCCCCCGCTATATATGATGCATTGAGCTTATGAGGAGGGCGGTATATGATAGTTCTCACCTTCAGGGGCCGCACACTGGAAGTGAGCGGGCAGGTTATAAAAACATTTCAGGAAATGGAGATCACCAGGGAAGCCAATGTCAAGGAACAAGAGGGTGACGCTGGTGACGGGAAGCCCAAAGTGAACTATGCAAAGGTTGAGGGAATCAAAGCGGACAACATGAGCTTTGAAGTGCTGCTTTTGCAGGTGGCCGGTGTGGATGTAATGGAGGAAATGCAAGGATGGAGGCAGCTGGTGGATGGCCAGCGAGCACGCCTTTATTTGGCTGGAACAGACATCTTGGAGACGGATGTGACGCTTACAGGCTGTGATGCTTCACAGATTATGCTTGATGGAGCGGGAGGATTCAGCCAGGCAAAATTAAAGCTCACATTCACACAAGCGGGGGCGGTGAAAGTGAAAAAAACAGGTGTAGTAAAAAAGAAAGGCGGGGACTTGAATTGGGAAGCGGTGAACAGATATGATGCACTGACAAAAGGCGTCAGGGACAATGGAAAGACGTTTCAAAGCGTGTTTACATCGCCTCCCAAGAATTAAGGAGGGGCATGGATGGCGACAAGATTTTTGATTGATTCCAAGCCCTGCCCGGTTCAATTTGAGTGCGGAACGGTACAGGGCCGCGTATTGCAGAATGTGAAAAATCTGCTGATGACGCACATGGGTGATGTTCCCTATGACCGGCTGCGGGGGCTGAATCCTGATGTATACGACAAACCGCTTCCCTTTGTGAAGGCGCATATCACGGAGGAAATTGCTCGGGTGCTGGCGTGGGAGCCGGATGTGAAGCTGATAAAGGTGGACATTCAGCAGGAAAAGGTCGGGACGGTATTCGTTTGCGAGGTGGAGGTACCGGAGGAACCGGAGGGAAGGGCAACATTCAAATAAGAGAGGGGAAGGGTTTCGCTCCTGCGGGAGCGACCAGGGCTTTCCGGTCGCCCTGGACCTTCGGGGAGAAACCACCAAAGGGCTTTCCGGTCGCCCTTTGGAAACCTTCGGGGCGAGGTAGCGGTACCGGGGCTGACAGTGGGGAGGGATTACCATGGATAATACATTGCACTACTTGACGTATGACCCGGAAGCCATGTGGACGGACATGCATATTGCGTATATGCAGGCGGGCGGCGATCCGCTCTATCCGGGGGATGAAAAGGATATGTTGCTGCGGGGAACGATGGCTATTTTCTTGCAAACCTATGCTGCCTTTGACCATGCGGCCCGTATGCAAACATTGCGATACGCCATAGGCAGTTACCTGGATCTGATCGGCGAAAAGCGTGGCATTGCCAGGATCGAAGCGGTAAAGGCAACCGGCGTTATTTCGATGATACTGCAAAGAGGATCAAACGCATTCATCATTCCAACCGGCACGCTGTTTACGGATGGAGCACGTACATTTGCCACATTGGCAGCAGTCACGGCGACTGCGGGAACGGGGACGCTTACCAAAGAGGTTGCTATAGAATGTACCGAAGCCGGGACGGCGGGAAATGCCATGATGCAGGGAATGTCGCTATACCAGGTGGAGCTTAATGCAAAAATCCTTTCAGTGACCGTGAACCAGACCACCACCGGAGGCGTAGACGCTGAGGAAGATGAAGCATACCGGGAACGTATACGGGAAGGCGGATTCTATGGCGCTACCACGGGACCGAAAGGTGCATATGAATCCAAGGCTATGGAGGTATCCGCAAGCATTGTGGATGCAGGCGCTTATCGGGCCGCTGCCGGAGTTGTGGGGATCGCGCTTATATTTGCTGACGGGCTGACAGAGCAAGAGAAAACCGCTATAAAGGGCAGCGTGCTGCAGGCTTTGAGTGATGATACAGTACGCCCGCTGACGGACACGGTGGAGGTTGACCAGGCGGCGGAGGTACCATACACACTGAATATCTCATACCGGGCGGATGGAATTACTGCTGAAAACATACTTGCCCAATTATACGATGCGGCGGCGGAGTATCAGATATGGCAGGAAAACACCATTGGCCGCGCCTTTGACCCGTATAAGCTTCTTTCGATGCTGTACAATGCCGGAGCCACACGGGCGGAATGGACGGCAGGGAGCGTTGTCAATGGGAATACGGTTGCTTATACGCCGATTGCGGCCAATGAAAGACTGAAGGGTACTGTAACACTGAAAGAGATGGAGGCCTGACCATGATTGTGATACTGCGTGGTCAATTGGGGTGGGCATCGCTCCTGCGGGAGCGACCAGGGCGATCCTACCACCCTGGACCTTCGGGGCGAAAGGAGGCCTGACCATGAGCATTCGTTTGCCCGAAGCAAAAATGGCTATACCTGCATTTTTGGATAGTGATCCGAATGGGCACGCACTGAAAGCAGCCATGGAAAAAGGGATACAAAGGATTCTCTTCGACATCGAGCAGGCTGAGAAGTATCTGAATGATGTGGACAGCATGCCGGAATGGCGGCTGGATGATATGGCCTGGTCCTGGAACATGGTATGGTTTGACTACACCATGCCGGTGGAAATCAAGCGTGAAATGGTAAGGCGGGCGGAGGAAATTAACCGTGGTATCGGTACGCCGGGCTTGCTGAAAAGCATGCTGGAGGCTGTCTTTGAATCGGTGAATATACTGGTTGGTTCGGATTATGGCGGTGAGCCCTATCATTTCATGGTGGAAATCGCCGGCAACCGGGCAGGTGAAATGGAAAAGTGGGCGCAGCGGGCTGTGGAGATATTCAAGCCGCTGCGTTCCCAATTTGACGGGTTCATTATTCAGACAACGAACACGGCGCCGATGCATGTGGCGGCGGTGTTTGAAGCGAGCTTTAGGCTAGTGCTGAATGGAAGTTAGAGGGGGTTTCGCTCCTGCGGGAGCGACCAGGGCTTTCCGGTCGCCCTGGACCTTCGGGGGAGATACCACCAAAGGGCTTTCCGGTAGCCCTTTGGAAACCTTCGGGGACCTTCGGGGACCTTCGGAGGATTGTAACGAGGAGGGATTGTAATGAGTGGATTTGGAAATTTGAAGGTAACAACAGCGGGCCTTACGATGCTGGCACAAGCGATGCAAGGGGCACAAATCACGTTTACCAAAGTGCAAATTGGGGATGGAACCAAGAGCGCAGGCTTTGAAAGCACCACGGAACTGGTGCATTTTTTATATGCGCTGCCTTTGCAAAGCGTACTGAGAAGCGGGCAAAAGGTGACTGTCACCAGTGAAGTGGCCAACAGCGGTTTGGAAGAAGGGTACTACCTGCGGGAGGCTGCCCTGTTCGCAAAAATTGGTACAGGAGCAGAAACCGCATTTGCCTATGATAACGCGGGAGATGGAGCTATTTACATACCGGCCGGCAGCAGCAACGTGAGCATGGACGGACGGCTGCGGTTTGCATTCCAGATCAGCGAAGCGGCCAATGTCACCATCAATACCGCGGGGCTACAGTTTGCTGAGTATGATCACAGGCACGACAATGCCACGGTCAGCGCGGACGGGTTCATGTCTGCCGTGGACAAACAAAAGGTGGATGACCGCCTTGGACAGGCTGTGAATCAGGATAGCAGCCCTACCTTTGCAGGCGCAACCATAGGCAGTGTGTTGATTGACGCGAATGGGGTGGCCCATGGGTTGAAATACGAAGCGTAAGCGGGGTGATATGCTATGCCGCAAAAAGTATACCAGCTTGTAGACAGCGTCAGCCTAAGTAGCAGCTATACAGCCTACACAGATGTAAATGATAATCAATCTACATCTACAGCCTCTACTGGGCAAGCAAATTATAGTTTTAGCTATGCGGGGATTGGCGTGCCTGCCGGTCAGGTGATCAGTTCTGTTAAATTCAGAGTGGAGAGCTTCGGATCCCCGCTACACGGAACGGCCATTCGAGGTGTAAACATCAATGGGACAGACGTAGATACTAGCATTCCCGCGGCAACGGACATCGATATAATGCCCTACGTTACCGGTGGGGACAATACAGTAAAGTTGATGTTTAAGTCGGGCAAGTCCAATACTTCCTATCCCAGCAGACCTTCAAGCGGTTCGCCGAATCAAAGGAGCAACAGCGGTTCTCTATCTTTCAACGATGTAAAAATTATTGTCGACTACTATCCTGCCAACACGCCGCCAGGTGCGCCGCCATGGGCCAGCGTATCGCCTGCTCTGCATGAAAGCGGTCAGGTGAACATCACATGGGGCGCAGCGGGTGATGCAGAAAACAATATAGCCGGATACAGGGTGCAATATGCCACATCCAGCGACGGGGTGAACTGGACAGACTGGACCACACTGGGAACCTATGGTGGGACAAGCGCGGCAGACACGCCGGGAATAGGACGGGCGGCATATGAAAAGTATCAGGTATGCTCCATTGACGCCTATGGTGCGGAGAGCGGATACACGCAGACAAACGCTATCCGTAGGAACAGCCTGCCGTATGGGCCTGGCTCTTTACGGTTCAGTATTGGCGGAGGAAGCTATTTCTATAGCGGTCTCCAATGCCTTTGGAACAACGGCGGGGACCCGGATGGGAACTTTTCCGGGGTATACATACGCCTGGCCCGGTACAACCATGATGCGGGCGCCGGTGCGGTAGGATGGGCATGGCTGGATGCCGATTGGGTGTGGATTGGAAATGTAGCCAGCCTTACCATTAGCAGGGCGCAGCTTGCTGCAAAGGGAGCAAAGGCGGGGGATGCCATTGCCTTTGGCCTGGTGTCTGCGGATGCCCTTGGTGCGCAGAATTGGGATGCGGCCGGGATGACTGCATCCGGGTATGTGTATCTTGCAGCTGATCCGACTGCTCCTTCCACTTTTACTGCTTCCCCGGAAGTGCAGGAAACAGGCGTTGCACTTACTTGGGGCGGGGCAAGCGGAAACGGGATTGCCATTGCAGGGTATGACATTGAGTATAAAACAGCATCAACAGCCGCTGGAGTGGAGGGGGCGGACGGATACGCAGCGGCTGAGGGTTCGCCCGTGTCTACAGCCGCGGCATCCGGAAGCAAGGGCGATTCTGCCAATATCCCGCGATCCTATTACGAGCGGTGGAGGATACGGACGCGAAACGCCGAGGGAGCGGTAAGCGCTTGGAAATATAGTAACACCGTCCGCAAAAACAGCGCACCGACAGTGCCCACCTCTTTTACGGCTGGCCCAGCACTGCGTGAAAGTGATACCATCACGCTTGCATGGAGCGGGCAGACGGACCTTGACGGGAATATTGCCTATCAGGAAATCCAGTACGCCATACGAAATACAGCGGGGGTATGGGGAGGCTGGCTGGCACTGAAAACGTCCACCGGGGGCAGCACTACTACCACGCCGACACTAGCGGACGGGGAGCGGATCAAGTACCAGATCAGGACGGTGGATGCCTTGGGAGTTGCTTCCGGGTGGAAGGAAAGCAACGAGGTTATTCAAAATACGAATCCGACAGCCCCAACCGCATTCACGGCCACGCCGGCACTTCACGAAGGCGGGGCCGTTTCTCTTGCTTGGAGCGGTGAAACGGATGTGGATGGGAACATTGCCTATCAGGAAATTCAATATTGCATCAGGTCCGTTGCCGGGGTATGGGGAGCATGGCAAGCGCTAAAAACGGCAACAGGGAACAGCACAACCACCACACCGACACTTGCGGACGGGGAACGTATTAAGTACATGACCCGCACGGTGGATGCCAAGGGAGCCACGTCCGGATGGAAGGAAAGCAACGAGGTTATTCAAAACACAAACCCCACGGCGGCCACGAGCTTCACGGCATCACCTACGCTATATGAGAGCGGGAATGTAGACATTGCCTGGGGCGGGCAAACAGATCCGGACGCGAACATTGCCTATCAGGAAATACAGTATGCCATCAAAGCGCCGGGAGGCATTTACGGCGGATGGCAGGCATTGAAAACTTCAACAGGGAGCGGCACCACCACCATTCCCACGCTTGACCGGGGCGCGGCTATCAAGTTCCAAGCCAGGACGGTGGACGCGCTGGGGGCTGCATCAGGTTGGAAGGAAAGCAATGAAGTGGTGCGCAACAGCGTGCCGGTCATGCCTGCGATACTGTTCCCAGGGTCCGGAAAGACCACGTACAATACCCAGCCGTATGTGGGACTTGCCATCAGTGCGGAGCCAAACGGGCAGGCGCAGACACTGTTTTTCAATGTGGATGGAGGCGTGGCACAAAATGCCGGTGCGGTAACGGCAGGCAACAAAAAGCTTCAGGTACCTGCGATGGTTGCGGGAAGTCATGTAATTCGATTCTGGCTACAGGACAGCCAGGGGGCCGTATCCGGGGAAGCGGCGGTTACAATAACGGTGGCGGCTAACACTTACGCAAGATCCATTGCAGCCGGCACGCTGCTTTGGGATGAGGTAAACGGGCATCGAACGTCAACCGAGATACTGGAGCTCAAAAGCCGGGTGAACCTGGTACGGGCCTTTTACGGGCTTCCGGCCATCAGCCTGCCGTATGAAGGGACAACGGGTGTTCATACCATCAAGCATGTACACACCTGGATGCCGAATATGCTGGCGCTGTATCAGGGATTGGTGGATACGGGAGCCGTCAGCGGGGTAAGTGTGCCGGACAGGGTCACCAGGGAGAGGAATGCGCCGAGCGCGGGGGTGATCAACCAGGTGAGGAACATGATCGGGAGCTTGTAACCTCCTTCCGCCGCCTGCGGGCGGCACCTCCCTCCAGAGGGAGGCTTTTGGGGGAAAAGGCGGCTGAGGCCGCCAAACGTATTTTTGGGGAGGGATGGAAATGGGAAAGACCTACATCACGGCGCGGAATTTATGCCGGGATGCGTTGGCCATGGTTGGGAAATTCACATACGCGCAAGTGGATTGCATCCGGGTAATCACGATACCGCTGAACACGGCCGGCAAGAAGTTTGATTATACCGGGAGCAATTACTTTGTGCGGTATGAGGTGGTCAATCTTCAGCGGCTTACAAAGGAAAGCCAGCTTGCACAGGGCAAGGCCCTTTTCCGCAGCCGGGAGCCGGATGAAGATGGGTATGCGCTGCCGGCCAGATACAAGGCAGGCGGAGCGTGCGATACCGG